TAAGCGGGGTTTCGCCAACCTTCACCTTCGCCAGCGGAATGTCGTACTCGCCCTCACCGATATACAGCAGCATCTCCACGCGCAGGTCACGCGGCGCGACATGCGCGCTACGGGGCTGAGCCAAGTAGGAGCCATAGGTGCGCTGGTGCCCGGCGATCTGCCGCACCGGGTCGCCCAGCTTGACCTTGTTGCCCTTGGCGCTGGCATCCATCAGGGGGTCGCCCTGCTGAGTTCCTGCGCTGGATGGCATGCCCGGCATCTTCGGCATCAACGCTTTCACTACCGCCTTAGCGCCCTTGAACAGCGCGAAGGTGATGGAGAACGGGTCGGTGCCCTTCGGCTCGCGGTAGATCTGTAGCAGGTCGGACGGCTTGAACTTTACCTTGTGCCACAGGTGCTGTTCGATGATCTCGTCGTTCAGCACGACACTGATGGGAGGGCTTTCGCGGCGCTCGTACGACGGCGCCAGGGACTTCAGCCAGTCCTCGATGGACATGCGGCGGCCGGTCTTCCAGGTGCCGAGCGGCGCTGTATCACTCAGCTTGTTCGGGTAGAACTCGATCACGGTAATAGACCACCTTGGGATGAGCGGCTTCGAACTCGCCGGTTGTCCGGAGGCAGGCGCCCCCGGGATTTGTGTCCAGCACCTTCAGCCGCCCCTCGCTCAGAAGGACCGTGCCGACATGCAGAAGCGCTTCGCCGCGCAGAACCGCTGCAATTGCGCCGGGCTCTGGCCTGCACTCTTCCATGGCCTTGCGCAGCACGCGGTATGCCTTCGTGTTCGCGCGAATCTTGTCCTTGCCCACGCCGCCCAGGGATGGCAGCAAATCCAGCCCGAAGAACTCGTGCCGGATCGCGCGACACAGGCCCCAGCAATCGAAGGCAATAGGCCCCCGTGCACCCTCGCGATACGGGGCGCGCATGAATTTCTCGATCATGGTCAGATGTACTTCAGGCCAGGTGCCAAGGTGGTGGTCAGAATGGTGCGCAGACCGTTGGTATTGAGCAGGTCGAAGAAACCGGCGGTGAGCTTGGCCACATCGTCCTCATATTCCCGGCTGAGCAGCGTCATGCGGTACCGCTCGCTCGGGAACGACAGGTCTTCGGCCAGGTAGCGCCGGAAGGTGATGATAAAGCGCTTGTCAGCCGCCTTGGCGGCCTCCACCACCTCCTGCACCTCGCCCGTCACGTTGTCCAGGCCGAGCACCAGGTTCTGGAACGCGCTGTTGTCGTTCTTCGGCAGGGCCAGGTCCATGGCCATCGCTATGAAGGTGAGCGTGCGGCCATCCTCCGTGGTGCACACCCGGTCTTCCCAGCCCGAGCAGTAGAGGTGGGAGACGGTGCCGCCCTCCTCCCGCGCCTCGATAGTGTCGACCAGCTCGCCGCGGCCAGAGGCGTAGCACTCTTCGATCAGGCTCATCCGAAGTACCTCGTGTACCATTTGTCCAGGCTGCCGGAGAGCTGGCTGTTGAACTGGTCGAGCGGCATGCCGACCGACACGCCGATGTACTGGTCTTCAGTCAGCACGGGGCGCTCTTTCAGCTGCATCACGGCCGAATACCGCCAGCGACTGATCTGAGTCAGGTCCGGCCCCTGGTAGATGCCCTTGAAGTGCGCGATGTAGGTCTTGAACCCGATCGGCGTCTGCAATGGCATTTCGAACCAGTCGAAGCCGTTGTTGATGGCCCAGACGTACCAGCCTTCGAACTGCGCGGCCTCTTCTTCGCTGAAGTTGAAGTTGACCTTCACCTCGGTTGGAACATATCGGTGCCTGATCCGGTAGCGCGTGCGCCCAGTGGCCATCTGGGTAGCCCGCATCGGATCAACCGTGCTCAGGCCATACCCCTCCTGCAGAGGAAGTGGCAATTCTGCCGGGTATTGAATCATTGCCATTCCTCGTTAGGTGCCTTGTCGGCGGACCGGGTATGCACCCTCGTAGGCATCCACGACTTGCCCGTAGCCAGAAGAGAACTGGCTGGCCACTTCCTCGACAGCCGCCTTTACGATCACGTCGATATCGCCGTTCGAGCGCTGGCGGGTTTCGACCTGGCTGTTGGTGTAGTTGTGGATGTTGATGCTTTGCTGGATGCCAGAAGCGCTGGTGGTGCCTGCCTGGCTGCCGGATCCGCCGTACATGCGCGCCGCGGTGATCGGCGTGACGTTGCCGGTGCGCAGCCCTTCTACCGCAGATACGCCGCCAAAACGCCGGATATCAGCCTGCGACCAGACCACTTCACCCTTGTGCACCACGCCAGCCGGCTCGTACTTGCCGCCCGCGCCGGTGTAGCCGCCTTCGGAGAAGCCCTTGAGCAGCGCATAGGCCGCGACCAGTGCGGTGCCACCCACAACAGCCGCGGCGCCGAACGTACCGATCGATGCCGTGAGCGCAGCCGGAGCCCAAGACGCCAGCGTCTCAGCTGCTGCAGCCAGGTTGGCGGTCAGTACGGTGCCGATCGACGACAGGCTGCTGGCCGTGGTTACCGCATCAGTTGTCAGCTTGGCAGTGGTCTTGACGCCCTCCGCCGCGACCGTCTGCGTGGCTTCCGTCTGGATTCCCGCAAGCTTCAGGGCCTGCATGACCAGGAAACGCGCCGTGATGTCAGCGAATGCACTGAGCATCGAGTTGGCGATGGTGCCCGCCAGGTTACCGAAGGCATCACCCAGGCTTTCCGTGCCCTTGATGATCCCCTGGATGCTGCCGGAGATGGAGGACGTGGTGTCGCCAAGGATCGACTCTGTAGCCGAGCGGGCCTGCTCGTTGTAGTTGGTCGCGATGTCGACGTAGTTCTGCCAGGACTCCGACACTCCGACCAGCCACTCAGCGCGCATGCTGTCCTGGGCGGCGTAGTAGTTCTGCTGGTCGGCCATGCGAATGGCTAGAGCCGCGCGCAGGGCCTCGGTCTCGCCCTTGTACAGGTCGGTGTCGGCCGTAGTCGGGTTGTCGATCCGGTTGTAGTCCCGGGTCAGCTTATCCAATTGCTTCTGGTAGTCCTGGCGGATCTTCAGATCTTCCTGGAGGCGCCGGCGCAGGCGGTCACTCTGCCCAGCCCCGGCCAGTTCAACCTCTTGGCCTTCGCGCGAAAGCTCAAGCTGCGACTGAAGGTTCTCCCTGAAAGCCTTCAGCTTGGCCTCGTTCTCAAGTCGCGCCTGGGTCAGCTGGTTGGCCTTCTCAAGCTCAGCGTTCTGCTTCTGCTGGGCCAGGTTCAGCTCAGCCATCGCCAGAACCTGCTTCTGCGACGTGGTGAGGGTCTTTTTCTCCTTGAGGTTGGCGATCTCGGTTTCGAGCTCGATCAGCTTCTTGGCTTCGGTGCCGAGCCTTTGCGTCTGCTCGAGCTCCCCCGCTATTACGCGGCTCTGCTGTTGCAGCACGGCATAGCGCTGGCGGGCCTCGTCAAGCATGCGCTGGCCGGCGTCTTCCTTGACCGGCTTGGTAGTGCTCGAATCCTTGTAGGTCGGGTTGTTGCGGATAGCCTTGAGCGCAGCTTCTTCTTCCTGCTTGGTGATGACATATCCGGCAGCCCGCGCTGCGTTTATGCGCTTCTGCTCATCCTCGAGCGCCTTGTTCATCTTCTGCTGCTTGGTGAAGTTCTGCTCTACGCTCCTCTGGAAGCCTTCGTATGCAATCTGCCCTTCGCGCTGGATCCGAGCACTCTCTGCGGCGGCACGGGCTGACTCTTGCTCGGCCTTGGTCTTTTTCTCAAAACCGTCAATTTCCGCTTCGATTGCTGCGATGCGAGCCCTGGTATTGTCATCCTCGAAGCCGGTATCTAGCAGGCTTTTTCGGTATGCCAACTCCTGACGAAGCGCAGTCAGGTCAGGCCCCTTGTTTG